CACCCTGGTCGAACCAGACCGATGCGGAACTGCACCATGCCTAGCTAGCATATTTATAACCATACGGGCTTCGGATCTATATCGTTGATCCACCTATTTACTATTCACTGACGACTTCCTTTCATACTAGATCGAGCTCTCCTCGATTGGATTGAGTGTGGTATCCACCACACCTAGAATTAATTGGTACCTAGTCAGGTATTATAGCGAGCAAGTACTATCCCTTATATCATCACAACAGATTCAAAGAGATTTCAATTTATAACCGAAATCTTCACTTAAACCTTAATCGACATCTAACCTAACTTCCCTAAAGAAGGATTGTTGAGTGGCCGATCGTTCAGATCTTCCCCTGGATTAATACTAAAGTACTAGACAAATTTCCGATTTAAAGGAAAAGATATTCTCCTTCGAGACCGCGTTCTGCGGCATACTCGAACCAGAGATCCTTCTCCAAAATTTCAATCGAACTATCCAACCACAAATTGCTTGGGTCAGGAATTTTCGTCTTAACTTCTGTAGGTCTACTCACGTCTATGTAGCATTCTCTTGTCAAACCTGAACGGCTCAACCGAGTTGTCTTTAACTTAGAGATTACATCATCCCGGGTACTTTCCGTTCCCCATGGATTCTTTCTTTTTATTGAATTTCTGTACTTCACGTACGGTTCTTCTGGATTCCCTTTTTGTTGTCCATTTGGCTTTTGTGCATTCGCATTTTCCTTTTGCTGTCGGAGAAATTCTTCATGACGGTGATCATAATGCGGTAGGAACATAGTTGTGAAAGTTGGTACTTCATAGAGGACTTCGTCCTGGTAATCTGTATCTTCAGGGAAGAGAACTTTTGTTCTTCTTTCTTCGACACATGGATTCCTTACAGAACTCATTCGCTCCCATATCTGCCTCCAATACTCATTGGATTGATCCTGGAACATCATTGTCAACTTAACATCACTTACATCCTTATATTTTTCTAAAAGATTATAAGCAACAGATAGTTGTGCTTCGTTCGCAGAACCAAATGGCAATCCAAGACCCCCTAAATGTCTAGGTAAGGCCCAAGATTTCTTGGACTTTCTTAACTTATCCCCCATCTCATGGAAGAATACCGAAACACAGCGTTCAGCTTGTTCAGGTGTTGCACTTTTTAAGCACTCAGTCAATTGATCACAGGTTGGAGAAAGAGAATCTTTCAAATAGATCGATTCCTTGCTATCCCTCGTATCAGAGATGACCTTAGCCTGCCCCTTTAAAAGACCCGCGTTCGGAACGAACGCTTGATCCACGCCTGTTAACCGCTTAGCATAATCGGTAACTTTTTCATATTTGGTAAGAAAACAAGTTGAATTAATATTAATAAACTTGTCAGTAATATAATTCTTACCAGGAGAAAGAGCTAACCCACAACCAGTGCAGACATTTTCCCAAATACGATAATGATCGATATTTGACAGAAAAGATATATCATCCCCATTAAATAAGGGTCGATAATGTATCAAAATGTCTCTCCAAGTAACTTTTCGTTTCTCGAAGATCTCTACACTGGTCCAAAACATAGCTGCGTTAACCAAACATAAAACAGGGAAGCTCGTTGGAGAACCCATTAATTGTCCCCAAGACTGAGTGATTTGGTTTTTCCATTCACCTTCGTACTTGAGAAACTCATAACGAGTTTGTCCTAAGCTTTCCCCCCGTTTATTTGTATATTGGGGCAATTCGCCATACTCTATAACATGAGGTCCAAGAGTAAGTTCAAGAACTCTTAACCATGTCGGACTGAGATTTGTATATCTTCGCATCGCTTGAATAAAGGCGGATGGAAGTCTGGGATCCATATTGTCAGTTGCGGCTTTATAGTCGCCTGCTACAATAAATGTCTTCAGACACTTATCAGATAATAATCGATGGCTCTCATCGTAGATCATAGAACCGAGATAAACTTTACGCATATCTTCTTCATTATGTGTCTTTCCAATGAACCTAAAAGGTCCATCTTCATCACGTAAATAACGGTGAAGTACGGGCTGTAAAAGTCTCCCTAGATGGTAGATCTCAGCATTTCCTGCTGTGATCCCACGCATTTTAAATGGTTCTAGGACTCTATGGAAGGTACAACGAGGATATCCAGTTCTCCAAAGGTTTTCTATCAATTGTTCTCTAAGTTCGAGCATATCATAGCCGAATGAATACAATGGTACAGGATCTATATCTAGACCTCCGATCTCATCTAATTCCACCCGCGTACGTACGAACCCAGCATGACAGATTCTATCCTTTACGGAATAACTGTCGCTCAGTGTCCCAAGCGTTCCCCATCCTCTCTTCCCATTCTCATAACAAGCCGATTGACTCGGTAGTCTCCATATAGGAACCTGCTCTTCTAAGTGATGAGGGTAGTAAAGTTTTACTAACTCCCCAATTTTCTTACAAACAGGCGCTACATAGGCTTCCTGGTCTGGTGTCCGAACGACTCCCAAACCACTCATGTTACGTTGATGATCCAAGGTTGCCTTGATTATCTTATCTTCTGAAATGGCCGAAGCTGCTCTCTTTGCGTTCTGCAGTGCTTGAGCAACTAACAATTTTCCAGGACGTATAATTTTACCGTCCTCTCCAAAAACAGGATCTACTGTTACGTTCTTACTACTAAAGTAACGACGTGTCCATCCTCCAATAACTACTCCTTCTATTTCGCCCTCATATACACTCCCCTTTGGTAAGGTGGTTGGTGGTATAAGTGAACAAACAAGTTGCCCCGTATGATACTTGTACTTATCTTCCAATATATCTAACAAAGCGTAGAAAAAATATTTACGTAGAAATAGTTCCCCCGCCCGACTACTCGGTACTCTATCCAACATGATGAAACATTCATGGACAAGACCTTCATAGAGACGAAGTACACGTTCCGCGACCTCTCGTGTGAACTCCACAATAGCATTTTGGCATAATTCAATAAAAGAAAAGGATTCATCCTTCTCTAGGTATATTTTTGCTACAAAGAAACTCCTTAACTTTTCTATTATAACTTCAGAAATCTGGTTATATAAGTTAAGAGGAAGCTTTGCTAGTAGCAGCTGAGATTGTATCAAGGAATTTGAGACACAATCTACGAGGTTGGGAAAATGGTTTCTAAGAATTAGATTAAAACCTTCTGTCTTACCATATTGCTCTGAATAGAAAAATTTCATATTCTTGCACATGGTCAGATAGGTTTTATCATGATATAAAGTTAAATCCATCTTCTCCGCTATCAATACCCCGCCATTGATTTCTTCGACAATTTTATTTAAGAAAGTTGAAGCTACATCAATGCTATTTTTGCAGTCAGCGTATCTGCTAATCAGTCGTTCTGACCGATAGTTGTTTAAAGCGCTTATCAGTGTTGAGTTGTTCATAAAGACTCTAACGGGC